CTGTGGTTTCATTTTGATTCCACAGGTCTATCTTCTCATTATCAAATAAAGTAACGCTTCTAAAATGCTTTATTAACAAGGCGTAGAACTCTCCTGGAGTCCAGTGATGTAAATGAAGTTCATTTGAAGCATCTGTTTCTTTTACTACTGGGTGGTTAGGATTAGGAGCAGTAATAAACCCAACTGTATCCAACTTATCGCTGAAAAATCTTTTCATAAACTCTAACCCTGCTTCTGGGTTATTTAAGTGCTCAATAACCTCTATCATAACAACAACCTCAAAATTAGAAATCGGTCTTGATGGGGGATTTTCTATATCCATTTGCTCGAATGAGAGGTTGGGACGACTAAATACTTGGTTTGCGAAATTTATCGCCTCTGCGTTCAAATCTACCCCCCAAACATGTCGTGCTCTATGGGAAAGTATGTTAGATCCAACTCCGATAGAACATCCGATATCTATAACAGTTTTTCCCGATACCCAATAATCTGAAATGCTCTTGTAAAGGTCTAGTTGTATCTTTGGGATAATAAATCCAATCTCCTTAAATCTTTTTATATCCCTATCTAACCACGAGTAGTTTTGGTCTCTATTTTTATTTTCCATGTAACATCTCCAAAATAGCTGGCTCAAGCTGATTACCCCAAATGTAATCCTCGTTAAATTCTTTTCTTAATCTAGTTTGTGCCTTAATAGCCTTGTTTTGTTCTAACTCATTTAATGCCAAGATAGCCACATCTCTGTAATAGTTATCCTCTCCATTAGGAAACTCTGGTGATGGTGCTACCGTTGAACTAAATCTAAAGTAAAGTGCGTCCTTACCACCGAAATCCTTAAATGCTGGAAAGTCCTGATTCAATATTAAGACGTTACCACCAGCCATAGCCTCAAGTAAGACTAAGGGGCAGTTCTCTGAATAAGAGGGGAATATAAATATATTAGAGAGTGTGAATAAGTCCCTGACCACTTCGTGTGGAACACCACCCTCATACTTGGGAACATCATATAAAGAAGTGAATATTAGCTCACGTCTTTCAAGCCCGTGTTCGTGAGCCAATCGATACATCTCCTCTATCTTGTCCTTCTCTCTTTGCCCATTTGCGTGAGCATTTGGTACGATAAGCCTTACAGATTTACCCCTCTTTTTTATTTCCGCTACTATTCTTATTGTTTTACTCAACTGTTTACCAGCAGTATCCATTCTTGTTGATGAGAGTGGGTAGGAGACAAGTATGTCGGCACTCATCAAATCATAATAATCACAAAGCTCTTTAGTTAGTGAATGAAAGTCATATAAAGCTCTAATATCCATTGGATTAAAGACAGTCCTAACGTTAGAAGGAAGTGTGTGATACATTTCCGCAGCCCTGATTTGGTCTGTGTAGTTCATATAAATCAGACGTGAGTTTTTAGGCAGTGTATATAGATTATCCCACACAGAACCATCTAAAGTAGCAAATGACGGACCAGAGTGCATCCAGTGCAGCCATTTAACGTTTCCAAGTTTAGTATCTATAGCCTGTCTTAAAGCTATATTATATGGAAGATAGGAATTGATGAATATAATGTCGTGGCACAACATTACATCTATGTCTTGCATATTATCCTCAAATGCTTTACGTGCTTTTTCTACATCGGAATCAAGGCTGTCTAGATTGTGTTGTCCGTATGGTTCAAGAAGTAGTTGGGGAACTATCTTTCTTATCTCAATACCTTCTGGAACTTTATCATCATCTTTAAATATATTAAGAACAAATAAAACAGGGCTATATCCGTTCTTTAACAACATTCTTAGTTGAGATAATACAACAGTGGTTAGACTATACTCGGAATTAAAATTGCTAAAAGTGGTAAGAATTCCGCACCTCATAACCAATCCTCCTCTACACCAGGACCTATAAGTAGGGCTTCATCACCATACACAGGCTCTTTATCTACAGGATTAGCCCTCTTCGGAGGTCTTAAATCATCTATAGTTAATTTTCTACTTCTAAACTTCTCACGATAATCTGAAACTTTAGGTATAGCTACACCTACTTCATCTTCTTTCTCTACCATGTAATCAGAGATTAGCGAGTTCGTCTGCATGTGTAGTTCCCATGTGCATAGAAAGAGCCCTCTTTTTATCGTACACCTTTCCACAGAACTTACACTTATAACCATCTGCAGACTCTTCTTCAGACTTCTCTGCTTCTTTTTTAATCTCAGGTTCTTTCTCAACTTTATACTCTTCTAAAAAACCGAATATGGACATTAAGTAGTCAGCAACGTAATGTGGGAACTCTAGCTTTTCACCAGCCTTGATAGTCCATTCTAGTGTTCTACCAGTAGGCTTGTATCCCAAAGTATCATTAGTTCTTATTAAATCACCAGCATCGTTAATCTCAGCTTCCTCTATTCGGAAGTCTATTACATCGACGCTAGAGTTGTTGAATAGTCTTTTTGTTTTCATCTGACACCTCCTTGGGTCTTATTAAATCAGTTACATCAAGTAAAAATCCATATGTTTGTTTTAGAAAGGCAGCTTCCGCTAAACCCTCCTCGTCTTCATCTAAAACGTGAGAGCATTTAGGTTTAATAACTACTCTTCTTCCACGAAATGTTGTATCTATTTTTTCTTTACCATTTACATTTTTAAGAATTATCATAAATTACCTCCTTGATTTATTCTGGTTAAAATTTCACGCCTATAAGAACCCATCATCTTTGGGTCAACTCTAAGTAAACCATTCCAATATTTTTTTACTATCTCTTCTGAGTTTGAAGTTCTGTCGAAAAAGAAGAAGAATCTTCTAGGGTCTCTGTCGTCTATCCCTATAATGTCAAGCCCTTCGCAGAGAAGAGCAGATGCCATATTAAGGTCTGATATCTTGAGCAGTTGTTTTTCCATGTTAATTTCCTTTTAATAAGTAAATTTTAATTTCAATCTTTAGTACATTATACCACTTTTTTCTACTTATGCACCAGACGTAGTTGTGCTCGAAGTACTTGTAGACGTACTAGTACTGGACGAAGTACTTGTTGAGGTACTCGTAGACGTACTTGATGAAGTACTCGTACTAGAGCTTGTGCTTGTAGAAGTTGTCGTAGCAAATGTATCGTACATTCTCTTCCATACAGGTGTAGTACCAGATGTTGCTGTTTGGATGTAGAGTCTACTATCTGTTGTCAGGTAGTACATTTCTCCACCTCTCCATGTAGTAGAATCAACGTCGTTAGCCACTGTTCCGTAATAAATATACGGGGCAGTTGGAAGCTGAGTCCCTATCTGGGCTGAAGCACCTATGGAATTAAGATTATTTATCTTTGTAACTCCCATGTTTAATCCCTCCTAACAACTAAATAAACATCTACTGAACCCCCACCACCAATTACTGTAGATATCCTTGCCCTTACATAAGGGACTGGGACACTTGCGGTATCCCCGACATCTGTAGTAGCGATGAAGGTTTTTGAAGCAGCGTTGGTAGTAGCTGTGGTTATAGAAGCCCATGTACCAGAATAATCTGATGTTGCGGCTCCTTCTAACGTCACAACGCCACTACTTACACTTGCACCAGCTTCAACTAATAAAGTAATTGCTGTAGCATCCAAGACATCCACTGCTGTAGAAGTTGTATTAGCATCTGTAGAATCGTTTAACAATTTGTAGATAGTAACCTCAGTGCTGTTCCTAACTCTTGTTGTTTCAGATAATATAGCCATAATATCCTCCTTTAAGCAGATGTCGTAGTGCTTGAACTACTTGTTGAAGTACTTGTCGTTGAGCTACTAGTACTTGTAGTAGTAGTAGTTGCAAATGTATCATACATCCTTTTCCACACTGGTGTTGTCCCTGAAGTAGCTGTCTGTATATACAGTCTACTCTGCCCTGAATGGTAATATAACTCCCCACCTCTCCAAACTACAGAATCTACATCGTTAGATGAGACTCCATAATATAAATATGGAGCAGTAGGTAGTGTTGTACCTATCTGAGCTGACGCACCTATTGCGTTAAGGTAGTCGAACTTTGTTGACATTTTTCACTCCTTCAATGAGGGGACTCCACGATGGAATCCCCCCGACTAAAATTTTATACTTAAGACGAATAAGCGACACCATCACCTTTAGATCCCCAGAAACCTCTCCAATCACTCCAACCAGTTGAGAATCTTATTCTCACTTTGTATAGAGCTGCGTCAGCGTCAAAATTGTAATCACTCTTAAATTCTGGTTTGACTCTCCAGAAAAAGTTTAACAAATGATCGCTGGAATCTTGCAGGAACCAAGCTGTCGTTGATGTTAGGTATCTCCAAGGAACTACTTTAAATACTCCCTCGAAAATGTTTACATCATTGTTAGCTGTACCTGGTCTCAATGTCGATTGAGTCAAGATT